CACGAGACGCCGCCCCACCCCGCAAAGCTGGGGAAGGTTAAAATGACACACGTTATCCCGACTGGATCTAACGAAGCACCGTATCTGAAAGTTGAACCAACCGAACCTATCGACCTGGATTCCCTGCCGGATGATGAGGTCAACATCACTCCGGACCAACTGCAACACGTCTACGGTACCCCCGTCCCCCTCCCCCCGATTCACAACCGGAAACTGATGGCTTTCCTCCTCGACCCATCCATCACCAGGGCCATCGGCCTTCAATGGATCGAGGTGGGCATGCTCGCACGAACCCCCCTCGCAGAGTGGCAAACCTCCACACGGATCCTGATCGACCTGGTTATGCAGTTCCGCGAGGCCCGCGAACGTGGCGAGATCATCGACGCCCAACTCCGCGAAGAGTGGGAAATCGATAATAAAAGGAGTTCAATATGAGCGCAAAACTGGATGATAAGCTAGATAAGACGGCTAAAACCTTATTTCGCGCCGGTATTGGCTTTATTGTGCTAACATTATCTATTGGTTTTCTCGCTTTTATCGCACTTTTAATCTTCAGCTAAAAATGCCCTCCCTCGAACCCCGCAAAACCAGCAAGGGCACCAGCTGGCGGTTCGTCTACCAGCTTGACGGCCGGCAGAAGAAAATCACCATCGGGGTGACCAACCAGACCACTGCGCAGAAGCGGTACATCGAACTGGCCAACATCCTCGCATCAGGACGAGATCCCGCTGCCGTCGTCAAGCGCAGCAAAGCGAAGAGCATCAAGCTATCCGAAACCCTTACCCAGGACATGAAATGGTGCGAGGGGCGACGGCAACCCCGCACAATCGAAAGCTACACCTACGCCTGGAACCTGATGGTCGATCACATCGGCGACATCCAGACCGTTCGCCTGACAAAGGAGGACGCTGAGGACTGGATCAAATCCCTCCTCGCCAGGGGATGGTCCCCAGCCGGCGTCGGCATCGTCTTCCGTGCCGTCCGGGCGATCCTGTCACGGGCCGTCAAGGTCCACGGGATCCTCGAATCCAACCCCTTCAGTGGCGTCCAGGTGCCAAGGATCGACTCGAAACGGCAACAAGCATCCACGCGCCCCAGGTACCTGACCCGTGCCGAAGTAGATGCCCTGCTTGAACTGATCCCGGATGGCGAATTGCTCCACCTGGTTCGATTCATGTTGCTTACCGGCGCACGGCCCAGCGAAGCCCTCGAGATCACATGGAAAAAGGTCGACCTCGACCACAAGGAACTGTGGCTTGGCGACCCCAACAGCCTGACCAAACTGTATCGACGATTCCCGATCGGTGACCAGCTGCGCGAATTGATCCTGCAGATCCCCCAGGGGAACCCGAATGATCGCTTGTTCGCCGGCATGGCCACCGATCACCGAGCCCTTGACAAACGATTCAAACGGCTGTTCGAATCGAAACGATACACGCGTACCCATCCAGCCCCACCAGAAGAGGAGCGGAAACGAAGGCAGCAGCTGATCAGCACGATCGGATCGACCACCCCCTACGTCCTTCGCCACACCTTCGCCAGCCATGCCTTGCTGAACGGTGTGCCGATCAAAGTGGTGGCATCCTGGCTGGGCCACACCACCACCTACACAACCGAATTGTACGGCCACCTCATCACCGAGATCAGCGATGAATACACCGACCGCATCAAGTTCTAACTTCCCCTATTCTTCCCGCACCGCTCGCCCAGATTAGCATTTCCTATCTATTTCATAAGTTACTAGTACATCACCCCTGCCTGGGGGTCAGGGGGTCGCTGGTTCAAATCCAGTCGCTCCGACAAGACAGGCCATCGGCGGAATCCCGCTGATGGCCTGTTGTTTTTCGTTAGCCCACCTGACTTCCACATGGTTCCGTCAGCACTTCCTGTGCTTCATACGGATGTCGTATATCGTTGTTTATTGCTCTGTTTTGCGTACGATTCTTCCCTTATTCTTCCCAAGCCGAGTGCTCGAATCCCACGCCCAGCCGGTGAGGGCTTCAACCCCTCCTTGCTTCCCACCTTCCGTGATAGCTCAAACAGGTCGTTGTTCCCGTAATATCCCCTCAATGGCGATTCATTTCATTCAATAACTACAACGCGCCCATTTCGAATCGTCGTATCTGACTCGTAGAGTATGCCGTATAAGCCAGACGAGACACTGCCTAAGTCTACCTGGATACTGGACACTGCGGATTCCGTATACACAGAAGCGATCAGTCGGCCTTGAATATTGAAAACCGACAGTTTCCCAGAGGAGTGTAGTATTGGGTTTAGGATGTTGATTGGACCTTTCGTCGGATTCGGCCAGATGAGCAAATCTGATTTCGTTGCCATTGGTTGAATCGATGCAGAATCTGGATTAGTGGTCATGACATGGTAAATCCGTGTCGCGATATCCGCCATTCCTAAATCACCAGGATGGCCAGCCACTTGTGGATTATCAAAGAGACCTTCCGCTGATCTGCCGGGCAGTGTTCTCAATCCCGCGATACTGGCGAATCGCCAGCCCTCTTGGCTAGCCAATTCACTTAACAATCCATCTACACGACTGTTTGCCCACCATCTACTGACAACGAGGACTTCTGGTGAGGATCCACTCGCGACTAAATCGATCAGGTCCAGCACAACTTGGCGAAACAAAACCGCATCCAGAGTGTCAGCATGCACGCTGTCACCAATAAACAGAATGACCCAATCAAACGAACGTGCGCCCAAATCGCTGTACTGCTCAAGGTTGAAGGTGCCGTATTGCAGACCGGCTCGTGCAGCCCCCCTCGTAGTAATAATCCCACCACCTGTCATGCGTGTGAGATGATGCACATAATCACTATCCGCTACCGACGCAGCCATACCCCAGTCACCAAACCACCCAATTGAGGGCTGGGGAGCATGCCGGGTAATACTGTTTCCCAAAACTAGAAATCTACCCTGCCCGAATAATTGGCAGGGTAGACCAAAAAACAGAAGCAAGAGAAATAGGACATTAATTTTCACTTGCAGACACCTCACTCATCATCTGTAACACGGGATATCTCCCAGAAGGCCCCATCGGCCCACATAAATACAAAGATATGGCGCTTGTTGATCGTCGTTGTCCCTAACGCACCAACACCCGACTGCCAATTGATGCGTGAATCCCAGCTCGAGATTGTTCGTGCGCTGCCCCCACCGCGCAGCATGAAAACCAACAACTCGCCCTTGTGTAATGGCTCCGAAAACGTAATACTATCAACCGTTCCGGTGGCATGGAGTTTCCATACTTTCCTTTGCGACCAACTGACAGTTATGTCAGATTCGTAAGGAATTATACCATACTCGTCAGCGACCGAGCGCCAAAGCTCTTGACACTTATCCCCTTTATCATTAACCCGGAACGCGGCAACAGATCCCTCCCCCCCAAAATAGCCACCAGTAAGACCTAGTGCAGAATAGGATGCGTCCATCCCTGATTTGGCAGTTGTTCGAACAATAAATTCTTGGCCTCTTCGACCGCCTAGAACTGCAGTAATCAGTTCTCCAGAAGGCACGGCGCTCGTAGTAGCAACGTTTGAAGTGCCACCGTCGATATTGACATCCTCACCACTCTGCCACGATCCAGTGACATTGATAAGCCAGAATTCACCGACAGCATCACCACCCGCCCAAGAGCCTGAATCCACAACCCTCTTCACCAGAATACCGGTCGCACCACTGGTAGCACCCACCAGTTTCGGGTAACTCGCTCCTGGATCAGAGGAACCTGAAGTGAAGGTAATCTTGGTTGTGAGGTGAAATCGATCTTTCCCACTTGCAATATCCAAGCTTGTGGCGTCCGGGTCTACATATTCCCAGTAGGCAATGTTGCCGGGATAATCACTTCCCCAAGCATTCTTGCCAATATGGATATTTGAGCAGAGATTATAATCGACACTGACAGCCTCGGCTACGCCATTGCCTCCAAAGGTATTCCCTGCCAGGTAGAAGCCATCCACACGCCGAACACTGATGCCGCGATTCGCGTTTCCACCCAGGTACGCACCAGTGATTGTAATGTCTTCCGGTGTCAGGTACGTTTTACCTGTCCCCGTGTCGTCACCCAGATGACCAATATTGATCCCACTCGATGGGTCAGACTCAGTAAACCGTCCACCAATAATCTGGATACGCTTGGGCACAGGCACAGAATCCGGATTGCCTTCACCTGTATTATCCAAACCATAAATGTATACGCCGACATTGCACCCAATCGCTGCACAGTTCAGGAGCGTGTTATCCTCACAAACAGCATGATCCCCGGCACCTGAGAGGTTGTCGGACTTAAAAGTAAAGCCATCCTGTACAGCATCGAACGCCGTACAATCCTCAAATCTCACCCGCTTTGATTTGCTTACGAAGCCATGATTTCCGCCATAGGACTGGCAACGTCGAACCAGGATATCTGCAGTCTCACCATCGTAGGACTGGATTAAAAACGCGTGGTCATTTGCTTTCCCTTTGACATCCAGAATCTGGATATCAGAGGAATCCCCGCTGATGACAATGCAATTCTGGTCCGCGCCATCATTCTGGATTCCCAAGTCACAGATAGTCGCCCCGACTACATCTGTGCAACTAATTTTCCCTTTCAGAACCGAGCCACCAACGAACGCTGCCCCATTCCAGACGGCACGGTACCCTGAGATATTCATCCCACTGAAACCTGTATGATTTCCACCAAGATATGTCTTATTGTCCTCCATCCGAATGGGCGCCTGGACAGCGAATGCACGGTCGATCGCATCAGAATCGTCGGTTACACCATTACCAACAGCGCCGAACCATTCGAGCTTCAATGCCTGCCCGGCATTCGAAACAGCAAGCGTCAAGTCTGGACCAAACACCTGGCGGGGTGGCGCATCAATTCTCCCTTCGACTGTGAGGGTGAACGCACCATCCAGTGATCCAATTTCGGAAAAGCCAAGCGTAATCGAATCCGGTACTGTCAGATCCGCAGTCAACGTCACGGCACCTGCGATGGTGATATGGCCACCCCCGGCAGTCAACTCGGTCACAGCAGTCCGAATACTAGCCTCTTCTGCCAACCACCTGGTTGGAGCAACTTCAAGACTTCGATGCATGATCATCGGGGGTGCCGACCCGGCACTGTCAGCAGTACCGTAGTGATCGTGGTTCTGCATGGCATTGAGATCGCTGGCGAGGAAAACATCACCCGAATTAAACGTCTTCGGCATTTACGCCTCCTGGTAGCTGAATTCCAGGGTCATCCACCCCGGTGTGAATCGACGCACCAAATCTTCGATCGACATCCACGGCTCGAATCCTTCAAAAGGATCTATATCGAGACGGCTTACGTCGAGGGTGAAATAGGTATACGGACTGACTTCATCCACGTCGACCAAACGATGCCCGGCCGTGGGCATGCTGACTGCAACCGTATACCCCAGGTCCGACACCACCGATTCGATCCACGATTCCGTGGCCTTCTTTCCCCGCCTGTAGGCGGTCGCGCAACGGACACGGATCTGGTCGTCCGTCTCATCTTCGTAACGGGTCACCCCCAGCGCTTCCGCCCAACGGTCCAGATCCACGGCCGTTTCCGGGATACATTCGTTGAACACCGAAGCCAACCCATCCTCGACCTGTACAAATTCCGCTGCAATCGTTTCCAGCAGAGCCGTGAACACTGGCCCTTGCAGACGTTCCCACAAGGGTCCCCGCGGCAGTAGGCGACGCAGCATCGAGGCAAACATCGATTCGGTGTAGGGATTTACCAGACGGATCGTTGCTGGATCCACCATAACTAATCCTCCGACCAGGTAATTCCGGTCAGGCTGATGTATTCACCGCCCGTCAGATCGATGTCGTTCAATCCGTTTTCGATCCACCCTATACCATCGTCTCGGTTGATCTTCACACTGTCCACCGTGTAGAAGGTCACGCCGCTCCGGTTTAATGCTGCATGGATGGTCGAGGCACGCATCAGCCCGCCTGGCACCACATCCTCGAGGATCTGTTCACGCAGGTTCGTTTCGATCAGGCGACGGGTGGAATAACTCGGCATCGGACTTCTGAACAGGGCAAGAGAAAGCATCACCGGTTCCAGCTGAACCATGTTCACCAGGCCCGCACCACCGAGACGGCTGGCATCCTCGACATAGGCTTTTACTTCCGCAATCTTCGCAGCGCTCGGGATCGGATCCTCGCCAGCAATCGCGAACGACAACCCCACTGTGCCCGCTCCAGCTGCACCACGCGTTGCCCAGGCTCGTGATACGCCTGAGACTTCCTCTGCCCATTGTTCTATATCAAGCAAGTTGCCGATACCGTCTGCCGACGCCTGATCGTGACGGATCATCCGGACACGGAAAGCCTCGTCGGTTTCCGCATCTTCCCCGCCCGTGACACCATCCGCACCGATCGACACCTCGCTGTCCACCCCTGCGATGGGCGAAGCCAGGGTCAGCACACCACCCCCCGTTGCATTGCCGGTCACCCCCGCCGTATCACAGACCACCACCACCCCTTCCCCGTTCGGCGGATCGGCCGGGATGTCGTAATCATCCTGCGTCGTATAGGTCACGCCATCCGCACGAACCAGCACCGTCCCACTGGGCAACGTCACACCCTCCGTTCCGGAAGGCAGCACCAATCCGCCCGCGGCAGATGCAGCCTTCCTGCTGATCGGACGGACCGCTTCCAGCCTGGGCAACCCATCCGCATCGGCGTACGCGGGGAACACCTGGTTGCCGAGGTGTTCAATCCTGCCGTGCAGCTGGTGAATCCCGCCTGCCACCGCAGAGAGAATCGCCCCGTAGACCGAGTGCTCCGCAGGCGAAAGCGAAGCCGCCCCCACCTTCGAAGCGAAGGTCTGCAGCATACGGGTCCGGATCTGGTCGACTGTTGGTCGTGTGTACGTCATCTCGCGATTCTCCCTTCATTCCACAAGTAGCTGTATTGAAAAACAAGCGGATCCGCTCCGGCACCCGCTGACCCCGGTGCAGGACTCGGCACCCCCGCGCGACGTTGACCGGCGGACCGTTCCAGCCTGACCGTGAGCAGCACCCTGTCACGCCTGCTGCGGTCACGTTCCAGAAGCGCCGTGACCGCACTCACCATCCCGATATCCACCATCCAGGACAACCCGGCCTCGATCACATCCGACAGATCCGCAAGGGTCTCCTCGCTGATCTTTGACCGACGATAGAGCCACAGCTTTGACCCAAGCGGAGTAAGCGTCAGAGCATCGCACCACCACCCGCCACGGTACCCGCTGTTGTCCGGCAGGGTATCCCCCTCTTCAGCCGGAGCGTCGGTCCCCAGGCTGACACGGATCGCTGCGTCCAACCCTGTATCCGTCTGCAGATCCCCGGACTCGATCGACAGGTCCAGATCCCCTTCGCCCGTCTCTACAATCTTCAGGTCCATGTACTTTCCCTGCCAGGGTGGCCCGACTTGCTTGTCAAGTCGGGTTTATTCATCTAGTGTAGGCCGGGGTTTCCAACCCCGGCGATGATGCCGTCAAGCATCGACCGCTGTCCGCTCCTACCCCGCCACAAACACCTTTGTGCTGGGCACTCCCGACTGTCCCGTTGGCCCGTACAGCACTGCATTTGCTGGTCCCGGCACTGCCACATCCCCGGCCAGCTGAACCATCGGCGCTTCCACCACCACCTTCGTCCCGTGCTTCACCCGGATTTCCCCCTCCTGCAGGTGGACCGAGTTCCCCCACTGGTCGTAGAGCGACGCTTCCCCCACCGCGCCCAGTTCGAAACGAAACCCCGCGTGCTCCACCGCCAGCACGATGTGGTGCGCCCCGTCGATCCTCGACAGCAGCACCTGGGATCCCAACGGAGGCAGACCCGCCAGCCCGAAGTTTTCCAGACGGATCACATCATCCAGGATGGTCATGTCTGGAAGCCTGCGGACACGTAACCGTTGCAACCCGTCTTCAACAGGAGTGGCCGCCAGGATAATCCCGCGCACGATCTGCGCCTGTGGTGTCGGGATCCGGTTCATCACCAATCCCCCAATGCCAGGTCCTCGTCCACCACATCCACTTCCGGCTGGAAGAGGAACATGTCCTTCCGGCGCAGCACCATCGTTGTCCTGGACCCTTGGTCCTCACTCACCCCCAGCGTCCGTTCCGCGATCAGCAGATTCGTATCCAGACCAAGCGAGGGGTATTCGATCGGGGCAACCGCATTCAACGGCCACAGCTGCCCATCTTCCTGAACCAATCCGGGGACCATCGCCTCGACCCCCACCGCACGGGCTGCACGGACCGTCGCTTCCCAGGCCGCACGTTCCTTCAGATAATCAGCCGAGTATCCGGATACGATCAGCGTTTTAGGTCGGTTTCGGCTGACACCGGCATCCGCCGATGCCCCCTCGTGCGGCACCGCTTCCCCATCTTCATTGACCGTGTATCCAACAATCCGGTAATCGCTGAAACGCCCCCGATTATCGATGTTCAACCCCACACTCGAGAGGTTGACCCCTTCACGTAGGGAAGAGGCACGTCCTGCCGCGCCCGGTTTCGTCAACAGAATCCTCTCGCCTTCCTCGTCCCAGGTGGGCAGCACCATACGCCTGCGGCAGGCACGTTCCATCGCTTCCCAGGCCGTCTCCGCAGGCTGCAGCGTGAATTCCCCGATTGGTTCGCCCTGGTCCACTCCGGATCCGAGCGCCACGTCCATCCCGAACGGATCCACCAGCTTCTGCACCAGGTCACGCAACGGCTGATTCTTGTACTGCTTCGCTTCCGCCGAACAGTCGACCAAGTCCCCCGTCCGGCTACGGCCGGTCACAAGCAGGCGAGTCCCGCGTGAGGTTTTTGATGGCCGCATCACATCGACCCACCCGCGCAGTACTACCGCTTCATCCACCAGGATGGTGATCAGGGCACTGCTGAGCCCGTTCTGCTGGGTGCTGGGCACAGGGAAAACCGCCGTGAAGGAACCTGCGATTTCCCCCACCGCGTGACGGACCACCAGGCTTTCCCAGCCCGTGACCTCCACCCCATCCGCCTTCATCACCATCCGAGACATAAAGCTCCGGAGACCTCGCTGTTTTTCTGCGACTTAGGTTTGACAATAACCGTTTTGTTCTAATAGGGACTAAAACAAATGGGGTTTTCTTTGATTCAGTACTTTTATTACTATCCAAAAAGGGCATAACCCATGTTTACCGAAGTCGTCTCGACCCTTGCTGGAATAGCAGGCATTACCTGGTTTGGCTTCTACCTCTACGACCGCTTCCATAGACGACGGGGTGAGTGATCCTCACCCCTGCCCCACCACCTCCAGCACCGTCCCCGCGGGGATCATCCCAGGGTGCGCGGGACGGTTCCGGGCCACGATATCCGCTTCCTTATCCAAGTCCTGGTAGAGATCCCACGCCAGCACCAGGCTGCTGGATGGCTGCTGCAGGGTCAGGCTGGTCAGGCTCGCCAGTTTCGCCGCCCTGCTGCGCATCCCACTGACCAATGCCTCCTGCAGGTCGACCAGCGTCGCCCCCAACAGCGGATCACCAGTCACATCGATCAGGACCTGGAGACGGCTGGCCAGCACCCCGCTCGCTTCCAATGCTTCGTTGCTACTGGCGAAGGTGCTGCGCAACATCACACGGCTCATCGCAGCCACCAGCTGCCCGTTCATCAGGATCGAGGCTTCTCCTGCAGGGGTCGAATCGTCCGACGGTACCGCCATCTGATCCAGTAGATCCCTGTACCCGGCCAATTCCGCATCGGCTCGCGCTTGGGTCAGCCTTGTTTCCCCTCGGTCATCCGGATCGCTGCCCAGCGTGAACACCGATTCGAGCGTCTGCGTAATGCCGGCCACATCGTAGACCAGTTCATCGAGTCTGCTGCGGGCATTGTCGATTGACCGGCGAATATCCGCCAGCGAATTAGCCGCCCTTCGCGCATCATGCACCAGCGCCAACCCCTCGTCGATCGTGTTCACCGCCGTGCGAGCAGCCGCCGCTGAATCATGCGCGATGTCCCAGACACGGTTCATCCATTGACGTGCCTGCTGCAGCACATTCGTGGATGCAACATCGACCGCTGTCAAGGGATCAACCGCTGCCGTCTGCAAGGCTGAGGCACGCGTGAACACCATCGTGACGACGAAGTAACGGCCCCGATCGGAACGAGCCACGAAACGCGCATCCGCGGACACTACCACATCCAGGCTGCCATAGAAGGGATGTACGAGACGGCCCGGGCCGGACGCTTCGAGGGCTCCCTGCAGTCTGTGACGGTCCGCGATCACCGCTGGACCGATCAGGAAGCCTTCAATCGTGAAACGGCTTGCCTTCCGCCCCTGACCCTCGGAAATAGCATCGTCACGGCCCGGAATCTCGTGCAGCACATTCCGATGCCCAACCGTGTCTTCCGACCCGGCGACATGGAACCCCACCCCGCGAAACGATGCCCGCCTCAATCCATCCGGCCAACCCATCTACACCCTCCTGCTCGCCATCGCCGCCGCCAGGTTCTTATCGAGCATCCCGGCCATGTTCGAGTGTTCCACCGTCATCTTCACCGTCTCTTCGAAACGCCAGCCGCGTTTGATATCCGCCGATCGCACCAGCCAGTACAGCACATCCAACGGCCTGCGGTCTGGTCCGCGCCTTCGCACAATCGCCAGCTTCCCGCCCTTCATCGTCATCAGGAATGCCTTTGCGGTCCTACGCTTTCGCGTTCCGCCATCCGCACGTTTACGCCCACCCCTGTTTGGTCCTTCATAGTCCTGCAGCAAGCGTCCCGGCTTCCAACGTGCCCGCACCTTCCCGGTCCCAGTCCTGTAGGCTTTCTTCCGCAGGTCCGCCCCTGGCACCGCGATTCTGCGACCCCGCGGGAAACGCTTTTCCCCACGTTCATGGTGAGGCATGAAGCTCGAAATCCTGTCCGCCGTATGGACATCTGCCTGGGCAATCCCGTAGCGCTTCAGATCCCCCTTCCGTGCCGGCGTGATCCGGATCCCACGCGGGATAAACTCCCCATGCAGGTCAAATTCCCTGCGGGTCCGCCGCTGAACCGCCCCCTGCGCATCCTTTGCCACCTGGGTCAACGTCTGCGCAAAAGCGAAGGGCAACTGCTCCCTTTCCAGCCAGTTCAGATCCCGTAGGGCATCCTTGTACTGGATCGGTGCCTGGACGATCATTCCAGCCCCATCCCCGGCCACAGCATCCGGCCCGTATCCGGCGACAGATCCAGCGTCTCTTCCACCGTCACCGGCTGGCTGCCCGGAACCGTCTCCACACTCACACCCCTCGGCATCCCCTGGAACTTCACCAGCAATTCCGTGGGTCGTCCGCCTTGACCTGTCGCCAGGGAATCGGATTTCGGTCCCGCACCGCTTTTGATCACAGCATTGCGGTATGCATCCCTACCCGTCATCCAGTCCATCAGGCTGTTGAAGCCACCCATCCCTGCGCCAATGGGCCCAGGCAGCGAGGTCGCCCCCTGAAGCGATGCCATCCCCGTACGCACCCCCGGCAGTAGGTTCGAGATCGTCGTCAGGTAAATCGCGATCGATGCCAAACCCCCAGCGATCAGGGCGATCGGACTTGTCAACGCCACAAATACTGGCAGGAGCATCTTGAAGCCCCAGACTACCCCGCCCCCGCCGATCAGCAGCGGTCCAATCATCCCCAGCACACCCGCAATCCCCAGCCCCCAGTTCAGGGCGACAGGGTTCGTCTTGCCAAGCTCACGAGTTGCTGCGGCCAACCCCTTCACCTTGGCCGTCAGAATGTCCAAAGGCCCGCCTGCCTCGCCTGGACGCATGATCGCGAGGCCCAACTCTTCCGAAGCGGAACGAAGCTCTTTCACTGCGCCGGCAAAGCCACGCATCTGCACCTGTGCGACACGGTTCGCTTCGCCGTAATTCGTCTGCAGGATCTTCGACAAGCGAAGTAGTTCATCCGCACCCTGACCGACCAGCGCTGCCATGCTGGGACCGGCACGTTCCCCGAAAATCACCAGCATGTCCGCTGCGGTTGCGCCTGCGGTTTGCAGCTGACGGACCAACCCAACCAGGTCAGAGAGATTCCCCTGGCTGTCCAGGATGTCCTTACGGCCTATCCCCAACGCGGTCAGGCGTTTTTTCGCTTCTGCGGATGGGTCGGTGATCTTCGAAAGGATCCCGCGCAACCCTGTCCCGGCCATCGTCGCCTGGATACCAGCATTGCCAAGCAACCCGATGGCCGCAGCCGTCTGTTCAAAGGGAACCTTCATGGCTGCAGCAATGGGAGCGACCATCTTCATCGCTTCGCCCAGCTGCTCGAGGTTGGTGTTGCTGCGGATGAACGTGCCGACCATCACATCATTGACACGATTGATACGGTCAGCCGACAATCCGTAGCCGGTCAGAATATTCGAAGCAATATCCGCGGAACGTGCCAGGTCGATCTGCGCCGCGGATGCCAGGTCCAGCACACCCGGCGTCGCTGCAAGGATCTGGTTTGCCTGGAACCCGGCCATCGACAGGAAGCCCATCGCATCGGCTGCCTGCGATGCGGAAAACTGGGTGGTCGCCCCGAGGTCACGCGCCTGGCTTGATAGCTGGGCAAACTGGACAGCGTTCGCCTGGGTGAGGACCTGGACACGGTTCATCGAGGCTTCGTACCCCGCGGCCGTGTGGACCATTAGCCCCAATCCGAGTGCAAGAGGTGCCGTGACACGGGTTGCCATCCAACGGCCCGTGTTGGTCATCTTCCGACCAATGGAATCGATGCGCCTGCCGACACGGCCCAGCACATTGCTGGCCTTGTCCTGCCCGATGATCGGCACCACAATTGGTCGTATTCCGCCCACGTCTACCCTCTCTGCCTGGGTGGCCCGACTTGCTCGTCAAGTCGGGTTTATTCATCCAGTGTAGGCCGGGGTTTCCAACCCCGGCGAGGATGCCGTCAGGCATCAACTTCACCGCCGAAGGCAACCTACCCCACTTCCCGCTTAACCGCTTCCTTCTCCGCTTCGTTCAATGTGACCAACCCGTCCAGCCACCAGCCCGCCTCAACATCATCCAGGGCAAGAGCATCCCCCGGGCTGAAATGCAGGTCACGAGCCAAACGGACCGCTACCAGCCACCCTCCGGCTCGTTCCCACCCGGCAAAAAACCGTTGACCACTTTCGTAAGCTGGAAGTAATCGTACCCGTCCAGCTGATCGAGTTCGTACTGCTGCAGTCCGGTAGCTGAACCGATGAAATAGGCCGTCTGATCACCGGTTTTCCCGAGGTTCATCCCTTCACGAAGGGCCTTACCCGAGAGGCGATGATGGATTTTCACCTCTTCCAGGGTCTTCAGCACCTTGTTGTTCGTTTTTCCCTTGATCTCGACCTGGTAGCGGAGACTGTAGATCAATGGCAGACGAAGGCTGCCATCTTCCGCAGCTTCCTTCGCCTCATCCACCGATAGGTTCTTCCCGTCTGCATCCTGGAAGGGATACGTCACGAGATCATCCCGATCGTCGCCCTTACCCTGGTCCGCCTTCTGGTCCATCGCTTCCACATCCTGCTGCATCTGATCTTCGTTGTGCATCGTCCTGTCCTTCCCCTGGGGGAGAGTGACAGTCACGAGGCCCTTGACCCTTAAGAGTGACTGTCACGACTCCGTTCGCAACAATGATTCCAGGTGACAGTCCCGAGGCTGTTGCTGTTTAAGAGGGACTGTCACGATTCCACCCCCTACACAAAGTCCCCGTTCGGCCCTTCGAACACCGCCGAGATTTTACCTGTTTGCGGGTTGTAACCGCGCTCTCCCGTATAGGAAGCGTCCGGCATGAAGAAGGTTTTACCGTTCTTGAACGGCACCTCGACCGTCGCACCATCCACATCGTAGATCGTCGACGGGCTCTTGTCTTCCGGCACATAGACCTCGATCTCGCAGCGTGCCCCTTCCTCGGTTTCCGTAAACCCGGCATGGCCGTTGTGCGCCTGCAACGATTCACGCTTCTTGCCACTGGGACGGCACATCGGTTCGCCATCTGTCTGGTAACGGGTCCCGTTGATCACGAGCCCATCCGCTCCTTTTGCCATATCCTGCCTCACTTTCCAAAAGTGACTGTCACCAAGACGTTTCTTTTTGAGAGTGACTGTCACCAATCCCAACCCCGTGACAGTCACCAAGGTTTTGAGGTTTAAGAGTGACTGTCACCAACCCTACCCTGTGACTGCCACCACACCCCACCCAGGGGCGCCGGGTCCAGTCACCGGCCCACCGCCAGTGCAGGACCCGGCGTTGCCGCCCCTACTGCTTGAACTGGAACGTGCCGGCAATCGACCGCAGCTGGTTCATCAGGTCAGGAGTCGCCAGCACTTCAACCACATTTGGATCGGCCATTTTCCGCTGCACCACGATACCGTCCTTGAAGCTGTCGTAATCCTCGACCCAGCCCTTGCTGATCCAGGTCCGGCACAGCCCCAGCATCTCGTTCTTGATCCGCCCTGGCGTCACCACTGGTCCGCCTTCGGGACCCACACCCGCATCGCTGGAGGCCAGCTTCGCACGTGGGTAACGGGTCTGCAGATGGGTCACCGTTTCGTAACGCAGATGCATCAAGGTGAGCTTGGTGTTCAGGTCACGGTAGGTCGGGTCCGCAGCACCAGCACCGTTCGTCTGGTACATGGTCACCAGACGTTCAATCCGCATGGCCCGCGCACCGTCCGGGACAATCGTCGCGATGCCATCCAGCAGCAGCAGTTCACGTTCCGTGCGGGTTAGGTCGCTGCCGCGAGTCGGTGCGAGGATCCCGGTCAGGCTGAGGGTCTGGAAGGGACGAGCCGGATCTGCGCTGCCTTCCGTAGCGACCACTGCCGCGACCACCGCAGCCACATCTTCCGGGGTATTCGGGATCCCGTTGCAACCGATCGAGGTCACATGCTTCGAGTTGCGCCCGTTGCCCCAGCTGGCAAGTACCGCCACCGATGCCGCAACCTTGCCCACAAAGACATGCCCGTCGTGCATCACATCGGCACCCCACTGCGCATCCAGCACCGCCTCGATCGCGGTCAGGTTGGTCGCATCGACATACGGCATCGCGATCACCTGGTACCAGTCCTCGCCGATCAAATCGGTAATCGTGGTGACATCCGGGTTGGTCGCACCGGCGGTCATCGCGGATCCCGTGTCACCCATCGCAGCAATCGTCACCGTCAGGCCCGCAGGAACCGCTTCACCGTCTCCGTAGCTGACACGCACATCGATGTCGTTGCCCGCTTCGCCCTTGTGACGCGCCGTCAGGCCGATCGTGCCGTCCTCGTTGTCCGTGGCCGTCACAGGCAGGTCGGTGTCTGCGTTGATCGCCGCTGCCACATCCGCATCGAGATCGGTGTGAGCATCCCCGACCGCAACAGCAACCGTCACCTTCTTCCCTGCTATCCAGAGATTGATCGTCCCTGCAGCCGTCGCAGTACCCGCCAGCGTAATCAGACCTGTCGCGGCAACACCCGCGCCCGCGTCTGCCAGACCACCACAATAGAGGGTCGCCTTCGGATTGGCCGCGAAATAGGCCGCACACATCCGGGCCAGTTGGCTGCCGACACCGTAGTATTCCTCCGCCATCGCGGCCGAGGTCACCAGGTCGATACGGCCCTCGTCGAGGCTGCCCGCGGCAAGCAGGCCGCCGATGAAGAGCACCTTGTACGGCAGGTCCCCCACACCATCCTGGGACTGGCTGCCATCAAAGTTGAATGCCACAATGGGCGTCAATCCTGTGGTCGGAAACGTGCTCATTTCGACCCTCCGCTACGCTTTTTCTTGTCGTCCGCCTCGGCCTGTTTCGGCAGGGCCTTCGATTCGTCCCCATCAGACATGGCAGGGGCCTCCAGCGTGATGTCACCCTGGGTAAGGCGCCTGCGCCAGTACGGCGCCCAGGACACCGCCTGCCCCGTCCCTGGGATCACCATCGCCGTGTGAGGGTGACGGACCCGGCGCCCTTCTGCCGGGTAGATCGTCACACGATCCCCCAGCACCGGCATCTGTTTCGTTTCTTGCATCTACAGCCTCCCTTTCGGGTGGCCCGACTTGCCAGCAAGTCGGGTTTATTCATCCAATTATTGAGGTTCTACCTTGAATCCCTGGTCGTCCACATCTTCACTGCTGTTCAGCTGCACCGTCCCCTCGATCGACTTGAAGGAATCCTCTGGACGTTCACGCTGGGGACGGTCCTCGTCGTACTGGATCTGGTAACGCGCCACCAACCCCCCGACCGCCACCAGCCCCTCGCCCAGGTCCGTTTGATCGTTCAACTCTTCCGTCCCGGATGGCACCAGGTCGGTCACCACACCGCCGAGGGTTTCGTCCTCCAGCAGGGCTGCCATCGCGGATGCCGCATAATCATCCAGATCATCCGCCAGGTCGCTGTACTGCCCATCGTCGTCCGGCGTACGGTCCAAGTCGATGAAGACCACTTCGAGACGGCCCACCATTTCGTAGGTGTCCGGGCCGCGTCGAATAGATCCCACATCATCCGTATGAATGCGCACGAGACAGCAGGGCAGATGCTGGTACCAGGTCGGTGACAATCGACCACCGAAAATCCGCTTCGGCAGGCCATCCGCCGCACGCAGCACCTCGAGCACCTTCCGCCTGATCGCTTTCCGCCTGCTGCTCGCCATCACACGCTCCTGAAGTAGATCGTCGTCACACCGTGACGCTCGATCGGAGGTTGACTCACCTGGTACGTCCGCCCCTGGATCATCACCTTGTCATTCGGCTGGATCTTCGCCGTCAGCAGGTGCGTCGGCACCATCAGCTGCGGGGTCGCACTCGGCACCATTACCCCCGAATCAAGGTCCAGCTCCACACCCGTTTCATCGAATATCCCTGACACCGTTAAGGGCGATTGATTCGCCAGCAGCAGCGTAGCCGATACCGAAAATTCAGCCGCGAACACCGACGCCAGGTCTGCCCGGAATTGCGCATCGATGTCGGACAGGACCACGAGGATCCCGACCGCTGTTCCCACCGCTGTCCTCGGCGCAATCCCGTTCACCGCTTAGTCCTTCCCTTGACGATTCGCTTGACGTTCGATGTCCAGCGATTTCGCAACACCTTTGATCATTTCCACTACCGCAGCGAGTTGCGCCGCCAGCTTGGAGAAATCACTGCGCAGGCTCGCCATCGCACCATTGAATTCATCCTTCGCCAGCTTGTTGTCACGGACATGCTGCAAACCAAGCGCAAGGTTTTCGATCTCCCGCTCGTGTGAATCGAGCTTCTCCTCGACTTTCCCGAGACGACGGCTGTTGTCACGAAGCGTCCACCCCACACCGATAAACCAACCGATCGCCCCGGCCACCACACCAACAATCGCCACAAGGGCCGTAATCCATTCCGGCGTCAACGAAAGAGCCATCAGATTCATAGTCAGATCCTGAACACTTTGTTGGTTCCGTTGTCCCAGGTTATCGTGAAATCGCTACCAGCTGGCGTGAAGGGCAGGCTGTCATCTTCGTCCAGGACAGCCAGCAACGGGCTCGCAGCATCATCACTTTTCAGCACCGCCAGCAGCACCGCACCCACGTCCCCGGAATGCGTCACAGTGGGCCAGGTCACATCGTCCGCATCGAAGGCACCCGCCGCCACCGAGCAGCCTGAAAGGGTCTGCACCGCGACACGTGCCCCCTCCGGCACATCCGCCAGGCTGGAGTGATTCACCAGGTCCGGCGTGTAGAGGTCCAGATCGATCAGGAATGCCACCACCTGGTCGCCTTCCAGGTCGATCTGTCCCAGCAGGAACCCGTCACGTGCCCCGTTGTACATCCCGTTCGCCATCGATGCCCTCTCAAGTCATTGCGAGCGAAGCGAAGCAACCCCCGTCCGCACGCAACCCTATTCCTTCACGTACCGCCACCAGCCACGGACCGCTACCGTATCATCTTCGCTGCCGTAGACCGTCACACGGACCGCCAGGGACCCCTTCCAGGTCAATTCCGGTTCCCTGGCGGATGGGTTGCCCAACAGCAACGGATACCAGGTTGAGTCGATCGGAACAAACCCGACTCCCACCGAGGTGGCGATCCAGTTCGGAGTGCCCCACTCCTCACAATTGGTGTCAATCAGCGCTGCACGCCATCCGAGAAGGGCTGCAGCGTCGGTGTCCAGGGGACGCCAGGCCACCCGAATGCTGTCCGCTGGCCCCTGGGCGACCGAATCCACCAGCACCGCGCCGTAGAATCTGGATGCGGTCGACGGCACGTCGAACGTGAGCGTTGCAGATCCCGACCCGCCTGCATCCACTATCACCGTGTCCGGACCATCGGCCACACGCCACCCGATCGGTTCACCGAAGACCACCCCGCCCGCGAGAAACATCGTTCCCGCCAGTAGAATCGCAAGACATGTCAGAAGTCGCTTCATCGTTGTTTCCTTCGAACACCCCGGCCCAGCCTGTGGGCCGGGGTTATTTTGAGTTCACCCACCGATTACCGCCGAAGCAGCAGGATCACATATTCAGCACTGTTCGAGGCTTCCGCATGGATCGCCACCGCATCAGTCAGCACTTCCGCGTAGAAGTATCCACCCGGATCCCCGATTGCCGTTACCGCGACCTTATCCAGGGTTGTCACCCCCGACCAGGTCAGCGTGTCTGTCGTTGCCGCATCGAACACAAGGGTATCACAGGCGGCACCTCCAAAAGCCGCGCCGCGCCACACACCTGTTGAGGTCGCATTCCCGGTCACCGACAGGCTGTCCCCAACCGTCGCAACGGAATCAAACGCAGCCACCCCCGAGACCGTCAGATTGCCTGAAAGGGTTGTCGCACCGGTCACACCCAGGGTTCCACCAACTGTCGCCACTTCGGCCATTGCCACAGTCGAATCGAACGTCGCGACCCCAGTCACATCCAGCGAACCGAGGGACTCGACATATTCCCCGACCCACAGGCTGTCCGTGACATAGGCGTCACGGCCCACTTTCATGTCGTAGGTGATACGCAACCACCCCGGCACTTCGGTGTTGCCACGTAGCTTCGTGGTGGCCTGCCCGCTGATATTGACCCCCACCGCTGCCTGAGTCAGGCCCGGCAGAAACCACATCACAAGCAGAAGCATTGCCAGAATCCATGATCTTCGCATGGGTCCGTCCTTCCATTCTGTCAGGTCAATCCGAATGCTTGGCCGCGAGGACCAGCTTCCGGGCCGTCGCCTTCCCGATCCCCTTCACCTGCTCGAGGTCGGCCGGTTTCGCTTTCGCCAGGTCGGCACGGCTGAGGATCCCCAGGGAGATCAATTCCTTCGCCCACGGTTCACGCATGCCGTTTACCTCTGCCAGGCTGGCGTAGGCCGCCGCGACCTTGTCCCTATCGAGGCTGGTAGGACCAACGGTCTGCTTGTCGTTGTCCGAGGGTGCCTTCTCCTCAAATGGTTCGAGGATCCCCGCTTCGACCAACGGCTGCCCATCCTTTTCGTCGAGCTCGATCACACCCCCTGGGGCGATATCCCCAGGGAGGAGTGTCGTGTTCGTTTTGTTCCGGTATTTCATGGTCCACCTCATCCTCGTTTCGCTTCACACGGCTGCTGCCGTCCTGCGATCAGGGGTTAACGCACCTTGATCGACATGATGGTTTTCGGCTCGTGCGGAATCGGAAGAGGTGCCGACTTCAGGAAGAGGAAGGTCTTGTGCGTGCTGGTGTTCTTCTCGTAAGTCGACATGAAGTACTTCGCCAGACGCGGGGCACGGTCATCCTTCATCCAGGCATAGTGGATGATTGAGGTGGCACGGTTGTTCGCGAGGATGACACGGTTCGCATCGATGTAAGGCGTCACCGTCACATCGCCGTTTGCGTCCTTCACCTCGTAGAAGCCGTGGTGGACGTAGATTTTCAGGTTCAGCGATTCATCGATCAGATCGCCCATGTAGACCAGATCGTCATCGAGCCACTTCGGGTCGATGTTACCGCTGATGATCCGACGGTTGTCGAAGATCTCACGGAAGTCCGGGTCCGCTCGCAAATGGCCGTAGGCGCTGGAATCCATGAGCGCGATGGTCGGGCGTTTACGGCCCGTTTCTGCCAGTTCGTTCGACCAGGTACGCAAGTTCGCGATCGGGGACACACCCTCTTCCCCCCAGCGGGCGGTTGTCAGCAGCGTTTTCTTGTTGCCACTCGGAATCCGCAGGTCGATGGTGGTGTTGACCCCACGGCCCGTTACCACAATCTGCCCGTCCTGGATCCCGCGGGCGATCATCTGCTCACGCCTGCGTTCGACACGGCCCATCAGGAAATCGCCATCTTCCTGCAGCAGCTGCGCCTTGTAGACCAACGGATCCACATCCTCGTACTGGTGCGTCCCCGCGAACACCTCCTCGAGGATGGCAGGGTCGATTTCACGTTCCTCTGCGATCAACGGAGGGGTGATCGTTTCCAGGATATGCCCGTCACGTTCCACCAGCACCGCTTCACCCTTCGAATTGGCGTAGGAGGCCAGACCCAGACGGCCTTCCACCTCATGCACATCAATGCTCGAGGTGCCCCACACCTTTTCCGTGAAGCCGAGCAGATCTGCGAGGCTGGCACCCAGCCCTTTCGCACCCTGCACGACTTTCATCAGACTCTTGCGAGTCAACAGCTTCACACTCATTTGCCTATCCCTTCCGCCTCACCATCTGGCAAGGCATCGTTCACATCAAGTCATTGCGAGGCGGGGCAAAGCCCCAACGAAGCAACCCCCGCGCGATCCGGTTCCGTCAGGTCTTTAGCGTAGCGGAGACCTGACGGTCACCTCACTCGGATCAGGTCTGCGCCGCATCCTCGAGGATCAGGCCACGGGCCGCCAGCGTCTCGACATGGTTGTCCACATCGCTGCCGTCCGCCACGTAGCAACGGCGCTTGTTGATGCGACCCTGTGCGTACGCAATCGAGGTCACATCCCCTTCGGATGCGTCTGCATCCTCCGCCAGGATCAGTTCAGCGTCCGCCTTCCCGTCCACCGCGGATTCGTCGACCAGGCCGTACTTGCCGGCATCGTCACCCGCTTCCACGACAAACGTGATCACGTCCCCAACGATGAAGTCGGCATCGCCGTCTGCCACCGTCAGGTTGATGTGATCGGTTGCGTATGCCACCGCCACGGTCAGGTCCTTGAGACGTTGGCCGCTGGGGGCCACCACTTCGAAACGGCCCGCGTTGCCTGCCGCCTCGACACACGTCAGCGTGTAGGTCCCGATTTCCGCCTTCGCGCCGATCGAGGTCCCGCTGATCGCACCGTTGCCCGTGTTCCCTTCCGCTGCGGCCACCGCACCTTTCGCTTTCTTGATACGGCCCAGCACCGCGCCCTCGAGGTACGCCACGCCCGATTTCAGTACCACCGGACGGGTCGGCAACGAGAGCGGCTCCGCCAGCACATTCCTGTGCGCATACTCCGTGCTCATCGCTTTTTCCTTCCTTTAAATCCACCTGGTGACCCGACGCACCCCGCGTCGGGTATCACACTATCCCGGTTCTGGCCGGGTACCGCCCCCGTCAGGGGTTACTTGCCGCGCATCTCCTGCGCCTTTTCAATCGCCGTCACCGCGGCCGCGTCGTCATCGCCCTGCACCGCGGCGGGTGCGGGCTGGATGCCATCCAATGCCTGCGCATCGGCATGGATTCCTTCCGCCATCGCGACAGTGGTTTTCCGCTCGGCAGCATAGAGGCCTGCCTGGACATCCTTCACCTGGCTGCTGCCATCGGTGAGCGCCGCCTGGATCACACCATGCGGATCCGCCGCCTTCACCGCCTTGGCAAACACCGGGTCTGCCTCGATCACCGCTGCGATTCGTTCGCTTTCCGCCTTGGCCCCTTCGGCCTTCGCCGTTTCGAGTGCGGTCGCCTGTTCCGCTTTCAGGGTTTCCAGGGCCCTGTCGCCCTCGGCCTTACCCAGGGCCTTCCCCTCGTCCAGTACCGCCTGGTACAGGTCCGGGTGTTTCGCCTGCAGTTCCTTCTTGTCCATCGCACTGTCCTCGCTTTCACCTGCATCGTCGATTATTTCTGTCGTGTCGTTTCCTTCGGAGGTTCCACGGTTTGCCACCGTACCGCGCAGCACGTCATCCAACACGCCTATCCCGTCCACCATCCCGCGCTTCATCGCTTCGGCGGCACCAAACACCCCGCCAGCGCCAAACTCCTTCACGACCGTGTTGCGGTCCACCCCACGGCCCGCGGCCACTTCACCGATAAACACTTCCGCCAGGGCGTCGAGACGTTCCTGGATCAGCTGGTACCCTTCTTCTGTCGCAGGATCCGCTACCTTGTTCGGGGATTGGCTGGACACAATGGTGATCTCTTCGATCCCCATCATTTCCATCGCCTTCTTGAAGTCGTGGTAGATCGCCAGCACACCGATAGACCCCACCTCTGCGGTCGGAGCAGCGATGATCTCGCGTGCCGCGCTGGCCAGCCAGTACCCGGCGCTGCAGGCCCAGCCGTTCACATAAGCCGTCACCGGCTTTTCGTTGTCCGCCCTGCGGATCTCTTCCGCCAGTTCCTGCACCTCGGTGATGTACCCGCCCGGGCTGTCCAGGTTCAGAACAATCCGTTCTACCTTACGGTCCTCGACCGCTTCCAGCAGGTCGTCACGGATCGCTTCGATCGTGCTCGCCCCGCCCAGCGCGTCGTAGATCCAGGCGATGTAATTGTCCCGCGGCAGAATCACCCCGTTGATATCGATCAGGGCCGTATCACCGACAATCCGCATCTTCCGGCGTGTGCCGAAGAACTCTTCCGCGTTACGGTTATTCGCACGGCCCTGGGGTCGCGCAGTTTTAACCGAAGTCTGTACAGACACCTCGCCAAAGGCAGCCTGCAGGGCCATCGTGAAAGCACCACGCTCCATCGGCCATGCGCCCTTCGCCAGCGCTGCCAGCAGTTCCTTATTCATCCTGCAGATCCTCCAGCGTCTTGTTTGCCGCGCTGCTGTCCGAACCCTGTGACGATTCACCATCACCTGTTTTCAGTCCGAGACGTGCCAGCGTCTCTTCCTCTGCCGCCAGCCTGTCCATGCTGCTGTCCCAGTCCCCGCCGTGAATCGCCGTGTGCTCGTCTTCGTGCGTCGTCAGGTGGTTCTTCAGGCGTTTCTCTGCGGCATTGACCTCTTTCAGCGGATCGATTTGGCCGGGGCCACGGCCTGTCCAACGGCTCGCGCACCAGGCCGCACGGATCGCCGGATCCGTAAAGAATCCGGGTGCGATAATTCGACCCGAAGCAACCGCTTCCCAGAGGAAGGCTTCGTAGGCTTCCTGCAGGAACAGGTCGACCAGCCAGGTACGCAGGGTGAGGAAGGTTGTCCAGGATTCCATCAGCGCTGCACGGCTTGCGCTGTAGCTGGCCGTGAAGTGCATCATCAGCACTTCAAAGGCCACGCCCACGTTTGCGCCGATCTGCATCACAATCGCTTTGAACACGGGATCGAAATCAGGCTGGGAGGTGGACTGCACCACCTTCACGTCATCCCCCTCGTCCAGGTCGTAGACCGTCCCCGATCCCATTTCATAGCTCTGCGGTTCGTCCGGCTCGACCTGGTCAGACACAGGCACAGGAGATTCCATCGCCTCTGCCTGGTTGTGCGTGATAAAGACCGTGATAAACGCCTGGATGATTGCTTTCGTGACCGCGGCCTGGGAGAGTTGGGTGATTTGACGAAGTGGTTCGATCACCGGCGCAAGGATGCTGACACCCCGGCGCTGACCGATCCATTCCTTGTTGACCAGGTGGACAATGTTCCGGCGACCCGTCTTACTCCCAAAGGCAGGAATTTCCTTTCCTGTCAACGCCCAATCGTTCAATTGGGGGTTCCAGTCACGGATGTAGTAGGCTTCCGGCGCACCGTACTTGTCACACTTCACCCCGCCCAGCCAGCCTTCACGCATCATCGACAGGTTGTTCCCCACCTGCGCCCCGTCGATCAGCATCACACGAGTCTGGTAGACCTGCCCCTTACGCTTCACCATCGGGAAACCAGCAAAAACATCCCCGTCGCGCATCCAGCTGAGCAGGGCGAGGAAGGCGAGGCGATTCAGGCTGTCCGTCTGGGTGGCGTCGCAGGTTTTTGACCACATACGGAATTCACGTTCCACCTGCTTTGTCCAGGTGGATGCCTGCTCTTTCGGTAGGCCAAGGGCTTCGTAATCAGGGCGGGCCTGCAGGGTTAAACCTGGCCCTACCACCTTGTAGGCCATCCGACGCAGCAATGCACCGGATACAGGAGAGTTTTTGAACAGGTCACGGACACCCTCACGGATATCCTCACCCTTGTCCACCGTTTCCGAGATCGGGTTTTCACCGAGGAAGCTCCACCCGCGCAGGGACTTCCGGCTCGATCCGGGCGTGAGGTACCCCGATGATCCGAGAGCAGCAATCGCGAGACGGTGCTGGTAACGGTCCAACCCCGCCTTCGGGTTGAACAGTTCCACAACACGGTCCGTGAAGGTCCGCTTGATCCCGATCTGCTTACCTGCCATCAATCCCTCGGTATCACACATTTTGCCCGCGGGGCTGTCCCGTCGAGCCTCGAAATCATCCGGTCGTAATAGCGGACCTGCTTGCGCACCTCCGGCAGGTCAGCGCGAGTCATCCGGCGCTCCCCTACCTGGTAGCTCTGACCCGTCTGCGCAATCGCCTTCTCCGCAGCCAGCCAGATCGCACGCATTTCCCTCGCTTCTGCGAGACGTTCCGCCGTGGTCATGCCTGCACCCCCTCCGGATCCACACCCTCGGCCCATTCAATCGTCAGGTCCAGGTCCGCACCACGACTGAAGACATGCAGTTCGTCCAACGTGTCAAAGGAGTAGCTGACCGCCTTCTGAACCCTGGTGCCCTGCTTGGGCTTGAAAGCGGTCACCGCACGGCCCACCCCGATGCAGCCGTCCGATTCCGACACCCATCCCTTCGCTTCATCGCCGGCATGGTTCATCACATGGATCCGCACACCGCTGCGGCCGGGCACGTCCTGGATCAGGTAGAGGTCACGGTCGAATCGTTTAGAGTGGTTGAAGAGGCACCTGTAACGGCCCGTGGGGACGCAGCTGATATCGTTCTGGTTCCCGCGCCAGGGTAGCTCCACCGTTCGGCACGAAAACGGCGCTTCGGGGATCCTCGTAGCGTCAATCACCAGACGCCCGAAGGTCCCCTCATCCGAGGTTTCCGTCCGCACCAGACGTGCGGAAAGAGGTTGTAAGTCATTGCGAGGAAGCGAAGCTGACGAAGCAACCCCCTTCTTTGAGGTCGCCCCCTTCATCGCTTGCCGTTCCCTTTGCCTTGCTTCGCATCCTGCGGCAACCCCACCGGCTCGCCATCATCCTGATTGGCGGATTTCTTCGCACGACGCAGGAAACGGCCGATGTTGTCATTGATTCGGATAGCCAGATCAAAGACAGAATCCTCGACCAATTCCCAGATCAAACCAATCCCCCAGATCCGGCGCATCGTCTGACTGATCTTGAGGCCCCACGTATCCCCGGCCCGTTCCCAGGCGTCCGCCGGACGGAACCCAAATACCAGCCCCAGCAGACTACCGACATACGGAATCGCCAGCACGGTGCCGCTGATCCCTTGAAGGATGTCACCGGCCATGCCGTGTGCTTCCATCCACTGCCAGGCTTGCCCCAGAAAACCAAGAATCTGCTCACCCATCTTTTATCCCCTTCCAAAGGGTGCCCCGGCTTGTCTTGCCAAGCCGGGCTTGCCCGCCTCTGGCGGGTTGCTTCATCCATGTAGGCCGGGGTTTCCAACCCCGGCGAGGATGGGCATTAGCCCATCGACCGCACCGCCGAAGGCGACATCTCGCCCTTCAATACACCAAACCCCTGCAGCACGTCCACCGCACGCGGGTGGTCGACAATCCAGTTCCGCATACGGGGACGGTCCCCGCTTGCCTTCAAACTTTCAGGGCCGTAGAGCAGGACATAAACACGGGCCAGGTTCGCATCATTCAGTCGCCTGGTCGCCGCCAGCAGCACAGCACGTGGGATCGGTTTCCGGTAGGAGGTCATCGTGGGTGGGGTCGGGCTGCGGAAATAGTCCACAGCAATGGGAAACGTCATGCCTTGCCTTCGCAAAGCCGATGTTTTCCTGGCGGACAGATGAACAAATCGCTGAACGACGGGATCCATACCCAACTCCTGGAAACAGAAACAGGTCACGCTCTACAGCGGATTTCTCCGCCGCAAAACGTGACCTGTTCTATTCCCAACCCTTCGCATCACCCGATCCAACCAGGGCGACCATGATGCGTCAGGGTTCCGTTCGCTTGTCAGGTGGTGAAGTCATTACGGGGAAGCGAAGCTGCCAAAGCAACCCCCTTCCACCCGCACCCTCTTCACCGGTCTAACGTTACATCTTCCACTCCGATTTCAACAAAAAAGCGTGGGGTATCCATTCCCCGATGCCCCATCATACACCCACCAAACGCCCCGCACAACCCCCCAGGTGAGGGGAAAAAAACTTCTCCTCCCCGGCCTCCTGTTCAATCAGGCAAGTACTAGTACTCGATAATTTTTCTACGGCGAAAAATGTTACTGATCCCTAAAATACCACCACTTAGCAAACCTATTGATAGCAATCCAGCCGATATGATTGATAATATCTTTGTAACTTCGTATGTCATTCCAAACCCTGCCTCCAGCAAACAGTATAGTGACAATATCCCAGCTATTACTGAAAACATTATCGGGATTATCGCGCCAAGCAAAAATAGCACCATGTATTCTTCTTCTTTTTTTGCAGTTGCATAATGTCCATGCATAAGACGAAAGTAAAATCGCTTCATTTGGTCTGTTTCACCCAACTTCTCTTTTTTTGATATGTCAGAAAGTTGTTTTACTACATATACCTCTGTTTTATCGTAATCATCAATAACATCTCTTGGCACAATACTACCCATATTATTTTGTGATTTTATTATAGACTTATCTATAGACTCATAATGATACCGTATCTTTTCCTCAGACCTTTGTCTAACTATAAACACCATCGTTATTAATAAAGCAACCAACGCAGCTGCCGCCTGGACAATTGTCGAATGAATATAATATCCCCACGTCAGCCAATCGAATTCATGACACATTCTACCCCTCCATCCCCACCCGCAACAGCACCCACTCCTGCCGTTCCGGGTAGAAGCCCAATTCATACACGTCGCCGGTGTCCCCCTGGACCACATGAATCATCCTGTCCAGATCCCCGACACGTTCTTTCCGCTGGCTGATCGACCGCTTGACCTTCACCACCCGTTGACGCCAACGGATCTTCAGCAGCTTCAACCCGCCACCAGCAGGAAACAGGGCCATCACCTCGACCCTGTCCCCAATCTCTTCAAACGTCATTTGTTCCGATCCGCTAGTGTCTCCTCACTGAACGGTACTGGGTAGTCTCTTCGAATAGCCATGAAAATACGATCGGATACGGCTGCCGATTCTATCTCCGCATCCCTGGCATCTGCTCCATTCGCGGCCATCACAGCGTAGACCTGCGCTGCAATAATCGATCTGCCCAGAATTGCTACTTGTCTGTCATCCATCGTCCATTCCTTTGTATAATCCCTTGTCCTTACCAAAGAAAACACCCCGGCAGCACCGGGGCAATAGTTGAAGATGGATTTTGACCACCTTAGTTCAACCGTACCGGCATCACCAGGAAGAGCAGTTCCATCCCATCCGCTGCCACCGGGGCGAACGTCAGCGCCTGGGTGGGTTCCCCCATCCCGATCCGAACCGTCTCGTCCGGGATCATCCCCAGCACCGTTTTCACATACCCGGCATTCACACCCCAGCGCCCTTCCAGCTTACCCTCGTTGACCACCTTCAGCGCTTCACGGCCCCGGCCACCCACCTCCACATCCTCGGCCTGCAATTCCGCTTTGTGATCCGCAATATCCAGCATGATCGTGTGGCTGATCTTGTTCGCGAAGACCGAGACACGTTTCACCGCATCCCCCAGTGCCTTCACACCGGCGCTGATCGAGTGTTCGTGGGATGGGATGACAGATGCATAATTCGGGAAACGGCCCTCGATCAGCCTGCTCCCCATCACCACCCCACCCAGGTCCACCTCGAACCAGGTCTTGTCAAACTTCAGGGTCACCGTACCGTTTTCCGGCAGCCCTTTCACCAGCAATTTCGCCGTCTTTGCCGGCACAATCACCGAACGCTCGCCGAACACCTTGCCCCCGTTCGTATGATAACGGGCCAGGGTGTGTCCATTGGTGGCCACCGCGGTCACCCCTCCCGCCGACACGTCGAAGAGGATCCCGGTCAGCGCCGGACGCAATTCATCCCCGGATACTGAAAACATCGTATAGGCCAGGGAGTCACGCAGCACATTCACCGGCAGTTCAATCGTATCTGTTTCGTTGACCACATGCGCCGTGGAATACTCCGCACCCGCCACACAAGGGATCGTGTACTCCCCTTCCCCCGCCAGGATACGCATGTGATGCGATTCGTCGACGCTGCAGGTCAGCATCACCCCCTCGTCGATCGAACGCAACAACCCGGCCAGCTTGTCAACCGGAACTGCCAGCTGGCCACCCTTCTCCACCTCGCACTCGATGTCGGTCTGCAAGCGGGTTTCCAGGTCGGTCGCCAGGAAACGGATCCCCGTCCCATGAATGTCAAACAGCACGTGCGACAAGATCGGCAGCACACTTTTACTGGGCACCGCCCCCTTCACCAATTCAATTGCATCCGCCAACACATCCACATCCACCTTGAATTCCATCGTCCGTTCCTTTCGCTGTCATTCCCAGCGGGTGCCCCGACTTGCTCGTCAAGTCGGGTGTATTCATCCCGTGTAGGCCGGGGTTTCCAACCCCGGCGAGGATGGGCAACACCCATCGACCGCTTCACGTTTCTGTTCCGGGTATTCATCCCACGTTCGCCCATCCAGCACGCGCCCAGCCTTCCCCTTCCCAACAGGGTCCATCAGCCATGGGTTCCCATCGACTGAGGGCTGCCCCTCCCAATCTTCAGTCCGTTGTCCATTACGATGAAGGACAACCCCTCGATCTGTCCACGGCCCTTCCGCAAACAACTCTTGATCGTGGTTGTCATCCACCCACGAGTCCTGATCGTGGTACAGCGGAAACGTCGGGTGCCACCGCCCCCACTGCTTGAAGAAAAACGCCACCCCCGCCGCCTGGCATTGATCACGCAACTGGCGGAACCAATCCGGATGCGAGGGACGCGCCTTCGGCCCCGATTCACCCCCCGCAATCACCCAATCCATCGAATTGCCATGAAGGGTCCAAGTGTCGCACAGCCTGCCCGCCCCAAGGCTTCCAATCACATCTTCGAAGGTTTCCACCAGGTCCACAGGTCCGATCAGCGGCTCACACGACAGGAACCGCACCGCCGCAGGCACCTTCAGCAGTAACGGAATCCGTTCATCCGCCGCCCGCTGGTTCTCCACCGTCACCCCCACCCAAACATTCGGCAGGGGCCACGGGACACGCTCGTCCACTTCACCCATCATCTGACCGAGTGAGATCTCTGACGTGTACTTCATAGCCTCCATAAAACACACCTGGGCAGCTCCACCAGGACACCATCCGCCGTGATACTCAATCCGATCCTGTAGCCACTCGTAAAACTTCAAAGCCCGATCCACCCGCTTCGTCAGCACCTGGAACTGGTGCTGCGGGCAGGCAGCCATCACACCGAACACCGCCGCGATCTGCTCGAAGCTGAATGAGGTGTGAAACAGGTCCGACATGCTGCATACAAACACCCTGCGCGGCTTCATCCAGCGTAACGGTTCCCCCAGCGCATCCGGATGGAAGGCCGGTGCAAACCCGTCACGGTACCGCTTGATTCCCGCGGGGATGGGCTTCCCTTCACCTTCCAGTTTCCGGTAGTTTCCCTGGATACGTTTCGCCATCGTGTCCGCATAGCACCAACGGCATCCTTCCGAGATCTTCTGGCACCCCGTCATCGGGTTCCATGTCGCATCCGTCCACTCTATTCCCGTACCCATCATCCTGCCCCTTTCGGGTGCCCCGACTAGCTCGTCAAGTCGGGTTTATTCATCCAGTGTAGGCCGGGGTTTCCAACCCCGGCGAGGATGCCGTCAGGCATCGACCTTCTAGTCATTCGCAGAACCACCCCCATCCACCCACCGAACATGAGGCGGAAACACCACCACCGGCAGCTGCTCGCCATCCGGCCCGGTCATCATCACAAAGCGGCACTTCACACGAATCACTTCCCCTGGCAACGGCCCGTCCCCCGGCTTCCAGTCGTCTGCCGCTTCCCCGCCAACCGTCAGCACTAGTTCATTCTTCTTTTCAATCTTCAGCAGCCTGCCCACTCGGCCTCCGCTCGACGTTGACCTTCCGGGGACAGTTCCAGTCCTTCCACACCGTTGTCGAAAATCACCGTTCCGACCATCACCTTGTCATACAAGCTCATCGCCAGCGGGTGCAGCAGGTCAAACTCCCACGCACCCCCCAGACGCCACAGCCAGACCAGCAGAAACACCTCCCACTCATCCAGCACCGCCGCTTCAAAGAGCGGCATCGATTGCACCCTACACCCCATCACTGAGCTTGCGTACACCCTTGCGACGCTTCGGTGCCTGTAGCACCATCGGCCCCGGTCCTTCCACCTTCGACAGATCGATTCCACGGATCTTCAGCGCGGCCGTCGCGTAGACCCTGCAGTCAAGCGCCTCGTTTCGGGTCGATGCCGAGGGCTTCGTAAACCGGAGACGCTCACGGCCACCGGTCATGTACTTTTCGAGGTGTTCTGCACGCAGCTGATTGAAGTAGTCCTGTTCGAAGGTTTGGTTTTCCTGCGGCTTCCCGTCCACCACCACCGCACGCGGCCAATGGCAGAACCCCGGACCCGGTTTGGTAAAGTTTAGGCGATGCTTCAAAGCCAGCTTGTATTCGTCCACTGCCACAATTCGAAGGACCACACCGGGGACGACTGGACGTTTTCCCCTTACCACAGGTGCAATCCCGAACCCTTCCTTCCCCTTGATCGCGAAGGCTTTCGGATGTTTCGACGTGAAGGCATACGTCCGCTTCGTATTGAAAGAGGAGTCGACCGCGGCTACCATGATCGGGATCTCGACCCCCGTCTCGTGCAGGTAGGTTCGGTTTAATGCTTCCGTCAGCAACCCCCACACCTCCATGCTTTCCGTGGATCCTGTCAGCACACGGTAATCGATCGCCCAGCTTTCCTCGCCCTTCCCCCATCCGACCACTTCCATTTCGATACGGTCTTCCTGGATGTCCACACCGGCCGTCAGCACATGCACCATTTCAGGCACCGGCGCTGGGTAGACTTCCCTTCGTCTGTACAGGTCATCCGTCGAGATCATCGCCGTCAGGCTTTCACGCCACGGTTCCCCTAGTGTGGTCTGTATCCACGTTTTCAGTGCGGTTGGATCCCCGGATGCCTTGGCATCAAGAAACTCCTCCACCGCCTGTTTCCAGGAGTAGAAGCCCAGCGGGCTATACAAAGCCGAGATGTGGTAGGATGGGAAACGGCCTTCCGGGTTCGTAGGACGCCATTCCCCAGCGGCCAGCATCTTCGTCTTGTGGTGTTCGTCAATCGCCGCACCACATTCCTCGCAAACCATCACCGCCGTTTCCGGCTTCCCCTCTTCCCACTGGATGCCACGATGGCCGCTGGTCTCTTCCTGCCAGTGAATCACCTGGTAGTGGTCGCAGAAGGGACAGGGGATGTAGTAAAAACGCTGATCCCCCGAGAGGAAGTCACGGTTGATCCGGCTGGTTTCTTCTATCTTCGGGGTAGATAGTTCGTAGATCTTGTGATCCGGGAAGTTGCTGGTTCGTTTGATCGCCAGGTCAACCGGGTTGCCTTCTTGCGACAGATCCAGCGTATAGCTGTCGACTTCATCCAATACCAGCTTCCCAACCGGCCTGGATCGCATCCCGCTGGCGGATCCCGCGTGACCGAAAAAGAGTATCCCGCCAGGGAAGTTCCTGCGTTTCGTTGTGCTACCAGCCTTACGGCCCCTGCCCAACCGAATCAGCTTGGATACCGCAGGCATCGCCGATAGGGACCCCTCGACACGTTGACTGATAAAATCCTGGACATCCTTGTCCGTTTTTTGCACGTACAGCATTGGACCGGGTGCGTGTGCAATCGTGTAGAAAATCCAATTCAATCCCGTTTCCGTGAATCCCAGCTGGGTCCCTTTCATTACTACCACTCGATGGACAGGGCTGTCTTTCGACAGGAAATCCATGATTTCACGCAGGAAGGGGAAACGGCTTGTACGCCACCTTCCCGGTTCGGATGTCGATTCAGCGGGAACATGCCGGAACCTGTCCGCCCAGTCGCTTACGGTCAACGGCTTGGGGACACGCAGGTGCTTGGCCGCACGTCGACGGATATCCGACGCTCGGCCCAGGTCCTGCAGGATTTCCGGACTGATCCCGCTCATGCTTCATCCACCTCCAACTCGTCATCATCGCTTTCCAGTTGGACCGTCACCGATTCAAGGGATTCGCGAAGCGCATCTGTCAGCATGATTTTCACCGTATGCGGATCCGTTTCAGCCGCTAGTTCTGCCGATATCCTGGGCGGCACAGCCATCACAGCGGCACGAACCAGCGCATTCGAGTTTTCCATCACACGTTCCACATCCTCGACAGCGACCAATTCACCGGCTTTTCTGCGACGGTCCATCTCTGCAGTCAGCGCCTTTTCACGTTCCCCGCGCTGACGCCAGGTGGCGATATCGCCCTTTTCTGTATCCCGGTTTTCTTCCTCTGCGCTGGGTGCCCCGGCTTGACTTGCAAGCCGGGTTTCTGCATCCGGTGAATCAGATTTCACCGCATCCCCTTCACCAGCGATCACCACTGCACCCGTGACGGTATCAAACCCCACCCCCGGCTTCAGGGTGTACTGGCTGCTGGTTGCCAGGTAGGACCTCGCAGCAGATGGCCACCGTATCCGCCCCTTATCATCCGTCCAGATGCGACCAGCCTTCACTGCCTTCGAGATGGCCTGTCGCGAGGGTGGATCCTCACGAACCAGTTCCCCAATCCGCCTCGCGAATTCTGCCCCGGACACCACCTCATCCACCTGACCCAGGTTCAGCACGTCAGTCATACTGAATCTCCTGCTGGGTGGCCCGAGCAGCCCCCTGCCCGGGTTTTATCCCATAGACACCACCTGCAGCCCGGAGCTTCCGCTCTTCGCGCTTGGCATTATGATCCGCCATTGCTTCCTGGATGAACGCTTGAATATCCGCCATGCAGCCAGCGCTGAAGACAATCCCATGCTCAGGGAAAAAGCAGTATTGACGCCACGGCCCGTACCAGGACACAGATCCGAGGATGTCCCCGTATTTTGTGTTATGGCAGATCCAGACCGTTGTAGATGGGTTCCGTGCCCCCACTTCGAAATGGATGTACTTGAAGCGTGTTTTCATCGCTGTTACCCCTCGCCGTTGTCAGCGTAGGCCGGATTCTCCGAATCCGGCGAGGTGCCGTCCAGCACGTTCCGCACCCCCACCGCCCCCTCGTACAGAATCACCGCTTGCAGCAGCGCTGTCACCTGGATAAACAACACCTTCGCCCAATCCTCGATATCCCTTGATTTTACATGGGGCAGATCGAGAGTCTGTGTTATCAGCTCATACATAGACCGTGGCCAGTGGGCATGAATTCGAAGACTGCTCGGTGGTGCGTTGACCAGCGTCTCATGAATCAGCTGCACCGCACGATCCACCACATCAGGATCGACCGGGGCCAGGTCGCAACGCTGTGCGATCGCGGCCACCACATCCGCCACCGAACGACCACCGCCAAACATCCACCCCCACCCCACCGCAAGCAGGTACTCTGCACAAGTCGTTTTATAAGCCATTATTTCACTCCACCGATCAGCATCTTCGTGGTTCGTTTATCCGGATCCACCAGCAACCCAGCCTTGTACCGTTCCACAATCGACATCCCCGTCAAGTCATTGCGAGAAACCGAAGGTGACGAAGCAACCCCTTCGGGCAGGCCACCACCAACCTCCCCCCAGCAGTCGTCACACAAATCCTGACGTTCCTCGAATGGTCCCTTCCGGGCTGAATTCCATCCTGCAGGGCGAGGCACCTTCCGTTGCTTCACATCCCTCTTAGAGCGGTTGCATCGCCCACATCGTAATCCAGCGTTATCTGCGCTCGATTTCCGTGTATGTTTAGGAGTTCGACTTCCGGTCCCGGAGGGCTTATGACCAGTAACCGGCTTGGCCTCAATTCCGCCGTTATGCTTGCCTGGGGGATCGCCCTTGCTGGCTTGGCTACATGGCACGGTCTCCACTCGTTGTTTGCGCTCATCCCCTTTGTCCCGTCCCCTGGCAGAACATTCCGGCAGCGCATTCAATCCTTGAACGATTGGTTTACCAACCTCCTGTGAACACTGAGCCGGATCCCACCGCTCCGCAGCCGTCCCTGGCACGTAATAATGCCAACCCTGCCGACTTGTCGTTTTCCCCCACACCCGTGCTATTTGGCCGTCCTGCTGCATCCAGTAGATCAGTCCTGTAGGATCAACCCCCGACAATTCGCGTAGAGTAGAAGAGTCGATAGGGCTATCCTGTTCCCCGAGCACCGCCAGCAGTTTCGCACGGACCGTATACCCGCGTTTCCCCCGTGGCTTCCGAGGCTGTTTCGCCCGCCGCTGCTTTTCAGTCGCTGCTCGCCTCTTTTTCCGTGCCCCGGTCAGCTGAGCCTTGTTGACCTGGTAGACGGTTTCCTTCCGCAGCCAGATGGCATCCTGCAGGGTGGACAACACCGAATCGAGACGGAGGATATCCGGAAACACCTCACATAGTTCCGCCTTCGGCACAGGTCGCTTCTTCCCGACCAGGTAACGCAACACCCGGTCCTCCCCAGACCCTTCCGCAAACCCCCACACCCGCTCAGCTTGCCCGCGCATCTTCACCTCTAACTATTCAAGCCTTGCAAGAGCCTATACTGTTCACGTACTCTTGAGACCTTAAATGGCGACCACTACGTTCCTTATTGATCACCACATTGAAAGGAATTAGCCATGCTTCGCCGACAAATGTTTCGAAACCTTCTGGGGCAAACCTGCTCATGCACAAGTAGCCTAGAGGTCCACCACAAAAGCCGGTTTGGTGGAACGGGCTATGACAACACCCAAGTGCTCTGCAAATTCTGTCATACCCAAACAGACGACTATGGCGATTCCTCAATCGCTGCAGCCCCTGACTTCCCTCAAGACGTAATCGAGCAGGCGAAAACCAATCGGCCTTACTGCGAGTGCACAAATCCGAGCTGCGATCACCAAACTGAGGCAAATCATTCGATTTGCGCTCCCTTTGGTCTTGGACGATTCTTTGGTAGGCAGCGGTCCTAATAATTCCTCTCACGCCGCCACCTCCACAGCATCCCCCCACACCGGCTGATTCGCACGCGCAATCGCTTCGACCAGCTGGGGTGGCACACTGTTCCCGATCCGCCCGATCACATCGCTTTTCGTGCCGACCAGCACGTACGACTTCGGGAACCCCTGCGCTTCCGCCAGTTCGTGCGGCTGCAGCATCCGCAGCAGGATATCCGCGATCACATAGGTCTCACCCTTGATTCGGACCGTGACCAGCGCGAAACGGTCCCGAGTCGTAATCGTGTGCATCGGTTCAAACAGATCCTGCCCCAACCCCTCCCCGTAGTACTTCAACAGGAAGGCCGACACTTCCCCGAAATGCGTACCGCCCGCTGTGATCGTCTGCAACGGGTCACGCGCATCCTGCCCGACATTCGACCCCTTCAGCTTCGTCAGGAAGGACGACACCAGCGCGTGACGGGGATTCGTCGAGAGGATGGTGGTCAACGGTTCCTTCATCGACCGCGCACCCGCACCACCGTTCGACCCATTGTCGATGGTGATCAGGCTTGCCGACACCAACCCCGTTTTCCCCTGTCCACCCGGCATCACCGTGGGCATCTGCCCCTTCAGGTCCGCGCCGTCGCTGTTGCCGAAGTGACGGACCAGGTTGGCTGTCACCACCGTGTGATGGTCACGCTGGGTGATCGTGTTCAACGGATTCCGCAGATCGTACCCGGTCTTTCCGCCATAGTGCAGGGCCATGAAGGCTGCTGCCTGGTCATCATCCAGCAGAAAGGGATCCTCGGCATCCAGGATGAAACGCTTCACCCCGCGTGCGATCCGCTGCATCGTCTTTTCTGCCAGGGGACGTTTCACCCCACGCTGATGCCAGGGTGACCGGAAGGCTTTTGCCTCTTCCGGGTTGGCGAAGATCGAGACCGAAGGAATCGACCAGTCGATGCACTCCGCAGCGGTCCGGTAAGGCTTCGGTCGACCTGGCCCATGCGACGGTTCCGGCCAGACAATCGGACGGCCGTCACGCCTTGCCACCAGGAAGAAACGCTTCCGCGAGGTCGGTGCCCCGTAATCACACGCACGCAGTTCACGCCACTCCACGTCATACCCATGCCACCGCAGACGGCTGACATACAAATCAAAGAATTCCCCGCGACGTTCCGGGATCGGCTGACCTTCCTTCGGCTGCCCCTTCTTGTAGAGCGGCCCCCACTGGCGAAATTCTTCCACATTTTCCAGACCGATCACCAACGGGTGTTGGTCGGTGGCTTTCAGCGCCGCGATCCAACGGACCGCCAGCCATGCCAGGCCACGGATCTTCCGGTCCCGCTGGATCGGCCCACCCTTCGCTTTCGAGTGGTCCGTACAGTCCGGCGACAGCCAGAAGAACCCCACCGCACGGCCCCCGCATGCCTTCAAAGGACTAACGTCCCACACATCTTCCGCGAAGTGCTGCGTGTTCGGATGGTTCGCCTGGTGCATCCGGATCGATCGCAAATCGTGGTTCACCGCAATGTCGACCGAACGCCCCAACCCACGTTCCAGCCCCAGCGACGCCCCACCCCCGCCCGCAAAATTATCCACCACCAGCAGTTCACTCATGGGAAAGCCCCGCCAGTTCCTTCACCGTGACCCACGCACCCAGAAGCCAAACTACCGGACCCCACAAGGGGCACAGCAAAACAAGCAACAGTCGTTTCATCGATCACCCTCCCGCACCACCATCCCGAACCTCTCCCCTGCAGGAACACCCGGTGCCAGGTACATCGTCCCGACTGGCGAATCGTTTGGCACCAGGCTGGCCCAACCACGGCGACAGAACCCAGCCAACACCACACCGGACGGTCCAGATAATTCAATACGACCCGCCAGCTCCCCCGCCGTCATCGCCGCCAGACGCACCCTCACCCGATCCCCACTCATGGCCGGGCCTCGACGTGTTCGACCACACCCGATGCGTCCGGTTTACCCCATTCCCTCGTTCGATTCAAGGCAGCCTTGCGGTTCACCACCTCAGCAAGTGAGGAAACTCCCATCGTGTATGCCAGGTTTGCTATCAACAGCACGACATCCGCCATCTCTTCAGCATCATTCGGGGCAGCCGTCAGCTCTTCCACTTCACGACGCAGGTGCTCACAGATAGATTCGGGCGTCTGACTTACGAAGGTTTCTGCCGCCCACAGTCCATACGTGCGCACCAAATCATCCAGGCCGCCGCGACGATCCAATTCCATCACCCTCTGCATCAGGTACTGGTTCATATCGAGCGATTCCTGCAGCGCATCCATCAGCGCGTTGCGTCCGTTATTTGTCCGCAACACAGTTCCATACTTCGCCACGCCCATCTCCGACCGTTGACGCAACATCTCGATCAGCTGTTCCGTGACAGGCTCGCCACGTCCAGTTGGCATCGGTTCAGGCACCGCAGCCGCACGTACCCCAATCCAGAGTTGCACATAGCCCCGTGGTACCAATTCAAGTGTCCCGGGCCTGTCCGGCACTTCCACAATTCGGTACTTCCCCGCGGCCAGTGCCGAGATAACCGACTGCCGATGTTCCAGCGTCCCCAGTCGCCTTGCCCAACGCGCATCTTCAACCATCACACACCACCTTCCGATTTCATGTCCACCAGGGGCACCACCATCCCATACTGATCACCTGCAGGCAATCCCGGCACCAGGTACATCGTCTCATCCGGCACATCGACCACCAGCAGTTCACTCACGGCTTTTTGCCTGTCTTAAATTCCTCAATATTGAGATCGATCCTACCAAGGGAACGCACTACACCATTATCAAATAAGTCTTCATCCCCTTCGACATCGCCCAACAACCCCTCTATGTCATACCTGGCTTGCTGAAGTGCATCAACTACTGTTTTCCGAAGCAATCCAATCCATTCACCATCATTCACACGAGCGTCGTTCTTCAGCTGTTCAATCCGCTCCCCGATCGCATCCTCGCTGTACTTCCGAATCGGCAACCCACGGTAAGCCGCATACTTCAGTTCACGGCTTGTGCTTTCACCGATGTACCCCCCGATATCCACCACGAAGATTTCATCCGCCAGGTCGATCTTCTGCAGATGCAGGGTGTCCATCGCCGACGCCACCCCCTCATATTCCGCAAGGTGATCAGGGATGTATTCTGTCGAATACCACCAGGGCAGCAGGTGCAATCCCATTGCAATCGCACGTTCATCCCGTTCGATAAACCAGGCCGCAACCGCCATCTCCTGGCAGAAACGGCTCGAGCCACACAGCACCACCACCTTCGGCTTCGGTCGTTTGGCGAACAAGTCCAGGCCATCATTGACAATCCGGCTGTAATCCGGGTTATCCTTCAACTCCTTTGCGTCATATTCCATGTAGCGGTCGATCACGTCGCTGTGACGCCACACCCGACCCGTCAGCGGATCGACCCGGTAGAATTCATTCCCCACCGTAAACGATGGCAGCGCCGCTATTCGGGCATGTTCTTTATCACCGACATCAACCATCACACACCACCTTCCGATTTATACCCACCCCATCCGAATCCCGACACCCAACGCAGCCAGCAGCAGGATCCGCACACGTGCTACCATCCGACGGTCCGCACGGTGCGCATACAGAAGCGCTTGCAAGGCCGCTGCCAGACCGTACAGCCCCAGACCCACCCCGTCCACCCAATCACCCCGCCAAAGGATGAACAGGGACGCCAAAATCGAAAATTCAGCGAAGGCAGCAAGCTGGTTCCTCACCAGGTGACCCACACTGCGGTCCAGATCCAAACCGGGCGTGTAGACATAAACCGACAGGAAGCCGCGAATCACCCCATAGACAGTCATCACCCCGGCCAGAACCATTTCATCTATCCGGTCCCCAGCAGCGGATCCCAGCAGCATGACCGCGGTCAGGTATTCGACCCCGACCATGCCGGCACGCATCCCAGCCAGGATCGACCCACGGCCCCAGCGAAAGGCGACCCCATCCTGGACGACCCCCAGAAGCAGCAGGCTTGCCATCGGGGATGGCCACCACCCCCATATAGCCATCACCCCCGCGAACCAGTACAGCACATGTCCTGTCATCCCATCCTCCCGTCGTTGCGCATCCAGCGCCCTTCCCGGCCCACCGCAGTGGACCAGGAGCGGAACTGACTACACCGCCGCGTAGTGGTTGACATCGTTCATCAGCAATTCCGAACCGGACGTGCAGCTGACTTCACCAGCACATTCACCGGGATCCCCGCTGCAGCCATTCTTCATCGCCGTGAACTCGGCACCTGTCACATGCCAGTCGGCATGATTCACGGTCGTTTCACCTGGACCGCCCAGGCTCCCAATACCCGGCACAGTCAGCGTGTCCGAGGATCCGGCACCCTGCACACGCAGAACGCCGTCCCCTGCCGAGGCAGCCTCTTCGAAGGATTGCCCCCCTTCGATTTTGCCACCTTTCGCCACTCGATCCTGCTCGGTCGCAGGCACCAGCCATTTTTTCGCCATCGTTCTTCCCTCTCGTTCGTTGCTGTCGATCCACCTGCCCGGCAACTGCCGAACAAGCCCCTGCAAGGTTTTTCTCTGTTTTAGCCGATAGGGTTTATCATCTACCAGCCGAGCTTTTCGCGCGGAAATTTTTGCCTCTTTTACCCCTTTTCAGGCCCCGGATTCGGCCCGATCAGGTCACGGACCGCTGCCCCGGCCTCCTGATCGTCCAGGACGCCAGTCAAGGCTCGTTCCAGCATCACTTCCACCGGGACCTGGTTGCCCGCCTTGTGGTCAATCGAGATGCAGATCCCGCGATGGGCATCCGCTGTGATCAGCACCACACTGTTACCCGCGGCCAGGGTTTTCTTCATCCGCTCTTCCACCTCGATGGTGTGCAGCACGATCATCTCGACTCCTTTCCGGTGGATCTGCTGCGCCCAGTCAGCCCACCCATCGACCGGCACTCACGCAGCACCTGGTCCGCCCGACGGTTCGCCAACCAGGTCCGAACCCGAAGGCTGAACTGTCGCACCGCCAGGTGGAGATTCTCTGCCAGCCGTTCCACCTCGCTAGTGTCGATCCCAACCCTACCCCGTGGCTTCCTGGGCTGCAGCCCTTTTTTCAGGTTCCGTTCCATCATCGATCTCGTTTCGCTTGGTTTGTAAACCGATGGGGGCGAAAAATCCCGGGTTCGGTTACCCTGTCAACCATCCCCGGCCCTTCCCGTCCTGCCTTGCCTCACCCGTCAACCACTCTCCGACCAATGCACCGTTCAGAGATGGTTTCGGAAACCTCCCGTCAACCCGTGGAAACCAATCCACCGTTCCCACTGTCAACCACTGCCCGCGATGTCAACCCGTCAAAACCCGCTCAAACTCTCACCCACCGCGCCTCCGCGTGACC